GAGGCAGATCAATCATAGTAGCTCTTGACATAGCTTATTAAATCTCCGTGACTAAATCATTATGGAGTGGGTTTTCTGCCAGCCTTTTCGTGCTCTTTCACCCATCGCATGTGTCTACCAGGGAAATCCCCAGAGGCACCTTCGAGGTGAAATGCCGGAGCCGACAGTTGTCTGGTAGCGTCTTTGCCGCAGTCGCACCTTGTGACCTTGACATCGCCGCGTACCATCTTTTCTGTTACATGCCCTTCTGGACACTTAAAATCAAAAATCTTGAGCATCTTCACCTTCCTCGGACTGCTCTCTAGCAGCAGCCGCCGCGTCGGAGAAGTACAGCACAGACTGTAGCGCAGCAATCTGGCCCTGTCTGTGGTGCAGCTCATCTGCCGTTTTGACCGTTGTCAGGTCGTTCAGCAGCGCAATCTTGTTCTCAACCTCCTCCATGAGCAGCTTGTAGCCCTCACTGTTAAACATCACGTTCAGGTGGTCGAAGTATGCTTCCATCTCTGGGGTCATGGGTTCTCCTTGATTATCCTCAGTAAGCAGGGCGATACTATCACGGGGTTTTCATTCTTGTCAACCCCGGGGTGGTCAATTTGACCAATATGTGGTCTATTTCGCCTCCTTCTTGGCTGGAGCCTTCTTTGGCGCGGGTTCTGGCTTCTTCTCCAGCTGAGCAATGCGCTCCTCCAGTACCCTGATCTGGGCGACCATCTTGGCGTAGCTGTTGTTAATCTCCTGCATCGCCCTGTTGAATTGTCCTTGTGAGATCATGTTATCCCTCTAACTTTGCTAAATGTAATGATGTTTCAAGCCTCGACAGGCCGGTAAGGTCGTCCCTGATGCGCACCTCTAGGAACGTGCCCTTGGCCCCCTCGACAAGCATATGCTCAAGCGGTATGTCAAAGTCGATAACAAAGGTGGCGCCCGTAGAGCCGTCTGCGTTCGTCTGCACGTTGCTATTCGGGGCTCTGATGAAATCCCACACGTCCCTAGCGACCAAGGAGAGCAGTACGCGCTTCTTATTCCTGAGCACGAGCTCAAACCCGTTGGTAAGGGCTGTGAGGCCGAAGAACTCGGTCGGGTTGGCCGCGGTCTTGCCCGTATTGTAGGCAAATATGCGGAGTCTCAGCAGGGCGTAGTTCTCCTCGAAATCTGGCTCGAAGCGGAACTCAGCCACGCCGCTGCCGGTCACAGACTGAATCAGCTTCAGAGAGTCCAGGTAGAAGTCGGGCGGGTTGCCCGGACCAGTATCGACCGTGGTCACACGCAGCTCGTCTATCAGCGCAACACCGGACAGGTTGAAGTCACCGAACGGTATGTTGGCTATCTGCCAGTTGTTGAAGCTGCCAGTGTTCACGTAGGGCTTGATGCTTACCGCTGTCCCGACTGCCGCGCCACCATTGTAGAACTGAAAGGTGACATCCTTGGTGCCTCTCGTGTCGAACGCCGTGATATAGATGCCGGTGCTGAACGAGGTGTACAGGGACGGGTTTAGCGCAGACGGGGCCGTAAAGCCAACAGCGTCGTTGTTTGAGCTGCCTGTAGCGTCCACGGACTGTGTGCCATCGAGCGCCTGTGCAGTGCTGTTGAACGTGTAGCCGCCGCCAGTAACGTCAGCAGCCGTCCACGCAGCAGTATCCTCACCGTTGTGGATCAGAGTTTCTGCTGTGGTAGCGGAGGTTGGGTCTACAGCCATGTTCGTGCCGCTGTCCGGGCTGGTAAGCGGTACGATGGAATAGCTGTAGTGGTCTATCGGATGGGTGTACGCCATCACCCCAGGCGGGTGCCTGACATCATCAACCACATTGGCGACATGACCGCCGCCCCCGCCCTCTAAGCGGAACTTGACCGACATTAGCCGGAGTACCCGTCAACGCTTACGACAGAGAAGTACAGGGACGCCTTACAGAAGCCCGCTGCCGCGCTGGAGGTGAACCCGATACTGACAGCCTTGCCGGGGAGGATCAGGACGCCGCCGTCGATGTCCAGGTCGATTATGGCCAGGTCTGCCGGAGGCCATATCTTATCAACGAGGTTGGGCGAGCCGTTCAGGGTGAACGCACCCTCATAAGCCACGGCGCCAGAGGTTACGCTTGAGCCAGATGACAGGTTGATCGGAGTAACCGCGGTGCCGCCTGCGTCGTAGGACGAGTCGGATTCGAGCGTCCAGTAGTTGCCGGAGCCTGGAGTAATGCCCACAGCCTGACCAATGAAGCGGTCGATGACGATAACGCTGTTCTCGTTGTCGTTTTCCAGCAGCAGTACGCTGTTGCTAGACGCCGCCAGAGTGCCGGTCTCACCAAATACTGCAAAGGTTTTTTGGTAGTCCTTAGCGATCAGGTGGCTGAACGGGATGTTAAACGATGCGGTCAGCACACGGTTGTCGCTATCGACTCCCGCCATGCTGCCGTTGCCTGTTCCAGATTCAATGATCATTATTCCACTTCTCCGTTAATCTCATCCATTTGCACCCGCTCGCCTGATATGGCCGCTAGATGCTTGTTAGCAATTACCAGCTCCCGGTAGATGCAAAGCAGCAACTCACCGTGATCCATTTTTATGTCGAACTGGGTGGACTCTAGGCCCACCTCGCCGAACAGGTTTCTCAAGGCCATGCTTACGCCTTCTCGTAGCCAGTAAAGCCGGTGTAGAAGTCCAGGCTGTCGCAGGCAATATCTACGCAGAGGACAATGCTCTGCCCGGGCGGGACCGTAAAGTTTACGAGGCCGAACCCTCTGCTGCCGTAGTGGTACTGATACAGGAGCGGCGAGCCAGAAGTTGTCAGTCCAGTGGGCTTAGAGATGGCCGTGATGTCGAACTCTTTGGCCGCGCCGATGCGTCGGTTGACAACTGCCGCAGTAGTACCGGACGGTGTGCCCTCTGGGTTGCCGTACATCTCGAACAGGAGAGGTTGAGTCGTGCTACCGCCGGACCTGTTGTTGATCTCACCAATGAACCATCCGACCATCTCCAAGTCGTTTACACCGTCGTTCTTGACGTAGAGAGCGTCGGCCGAGAACGGGCCTGTGCCGCTATATGTCTGTTGCTCCGTGTTGATGTTGAACGCGAGACCGCTCTCTGCCGCGGCAGTGTAGGAGTCCTCGGTTATGGCGTCAGTCTTGAGTCGGTTCGCGCTAGTTACCGCAGCCCTAACTCCTGAGCCAGTCCCGTCAATAATTACACTCATTTCTATCCCTCGTAGTTTGGATCGTTAAACCATACGCTGAAGCATTCACCGCTGTCGCCCAGCCCCGTCTGTATCCAGAGGTACTGATCCGTTCCGGGTGATGGCGCGTCAGGCCCAACAAATACATCCTTGGCCGTTTCCGCGCTACCGCCGCTGCCCGCCGCAATAGTCTGTTTGTATAATACCCCGTCGCCGTCGCCGACGCCAGAGCCATCAGGTAATTCTCCGGCATCTATCTGGTTGCCGTCTGACAGAGTGACGACGAGGTGGTTATCTAGGGCTATCTCTACGTCTGTTACGGATACACCGTCATCCCCGTGTTTGCCATCCTCGCCGTCTTTTCCGTCCTTGCCGTCTCGGCCATCCTTACCAGCCTTCCCAGCGGGGCCAGAGGGTCCGACCTTCCCGGTCTCGCCCTTTGGTCCCTGTGCTCCGTCCTTGCCGTTCAGCCCCTTGTTCTGGGCGACCGCCTCGATCTTCTTCTCAAGGTAGTCGAGGACTGCTAGAATCTTGGCTTCCATTTAGCCTCCCAGTCGGGACATCAGCTGATCTTCAACCGCTCTAGCCCTAGCCTTCTCCTCTGATTCCTCCTGCTTGCCCTGCTCTTTGATCTGGAGGTCACGCTCCTTCAGGGAGAGCTCAGCTACCCGCATCCTGCGCTCGAACTCCTTGTCATCAGCATCGCCGGCTTGGAGGTTCTTGGTGGCAGCAGCCATCTTGTCGATCTCGACCTCCATCGGTATGTACTGAGTCTCTGTAGCGTACTTCTGAGCGCGTGACATAGACTCTTGAGCAGATGCTTGCAGAGCTTGCGTCTGAGCGTTCTGGAAGTCCAACTGAGCCTGCTGCATAGCCATCTGGGCCTGCTGTGCTTCCGGTGAAGGCTGGTTGGCCTGACGCAGTGAAGCGATCAGTTCCTCGCGGTTAGCAAGGTTCATGTTGTCGATGATAGACTCGACCAGCGTGGAGTACAGTGGCGAATCCGGAGGCATGGTCTGCAAGAGTTGTACCAGCTGAGTGACCTCGTACTCGCGGGCGATGATGCCCAGTGTGGAGGTTGCTCGGAAGTTGTAGTCTGACACAGGGTATGATTCAGGGTCAAACTGCATGTATCGGTGTGCAGCCTTCTTGACGAACGGGATCAGGAACGAATCCTGGAAGTTGATGAGAGTGCGCTTGTGCCGCTTGATGATAGCACCCAGAGACATAGAGATGCCTGCTGCGGTGGCTTCACCGTTGACCTGACCAGCAATGCCGGCTGAGTCTACTGCGCCTGTAGCCTGCTGTACCATCTGCTGAAGCGATGCGGCTTGGGCGAACGTGATCTGACTTACCTGCCCAAAGTTGAACGGGTGCAGGACTTCGCGCGGGTCACCGTTGGTGATCAGCATCTTACCCGGACGAATCTCCGGCTTAGCGCCTCTCGGCATACGTGTGGCGTCTACTGCCATCATCGGGTGTACTGTGAGGGCCAGAGCGTCGATACGAGCGCGTATCTCAGCATCCAGAGCCTTCTGTGAGTTGTACCCCTTCTCGCACACGCCTCGACCCCAGAATCGACCAGGAACCACATCCCACGGGAATGCGACAACCGGACGATCCTGCATCATGTACGGATTCTCCTCGGCTTTGAGCAGGACGCCACCATTAGCGATTACGACGACGGCCTCCACGTACATATCCTCGCCCTCTACTTCGGTCTCTTTGGCGAGAATGTCGCGAGGTACAAGGCCGTAGTATTTGGTCAGCCTGATCTTGTCGTCATGGTAGACGGTCAAGTCTTGGTCTGGCTCCAGGTCAGCATCAGGTGAAGCCATACCGACAGGCACGTCGTTGTAGACGCCCTGCTCCTGAAGCTGATCAACGTGGTGCGCCGATACGAACTCGTCAATCGCAACACCCATCGCGTCATCTACGCTAGTCGCAACGGGGTCGATCAGGAAGTTCTGAGGCAGCACAGGGTTCATCTTGACGCATACACGCTCTGTGATGTTCACGCCAAACGCCTGTAACTGACCATCCATCAGTGGTTGAGTAGCTGGCGCAGCGTAAGGACGCTCCTCGATAACCAGCTCACCGATGCCTGTACCGAACACGGCAGCGTTGATCAGACATTCTGAGACGGCCTTCCGCACCTTGTTGTACGCGAAGTCCTCCTCTAGTTTGTTTCTCAGGAACATGGCGTCTGCACTGTCCTGATCCATTACGTCGTCAGAGATGTCGAACCATCGACCCCTGCCGAACGTGGCTTCTTCCATTTCCGCGACGTTAGACTCTACAGCCTGCTGCAACGCCGGAGCGATGATCCTGCTGCGCTCTGATGCTCTGGTGGAATCTTCCTGCGCCCAGATGCCGCGCCACAGCCTGTAGTATTCCTGATGCTTCTCGGAGTAGTTGCCTTCGTAGTGATTGCGCCAGTTGTCGCACTTGGTCATCACCCAGTCAGCTAGGCTCTCGTCAGCCATCAGCACATCGTTCTCGAAAATGTCAGTCATGTTATCCTAGTATCCTGCGTGAAAGTCCAATACTTCGTATTCGCCAACCTCCATGTCGCTATGGTAGGCCACATTGGAGAGCTGGTCGATATATGCTAAGGCGTCCACAAGGTCGTCGTGAGTCAGTGGGTCAGGGAATTGAAATAGCTGGTCAAGGAACTTCACATTCCAATCACCCTTCTTCAGCTCCACATACCCGTTCTCAAATCGGCCCTGTAGCGCCCACATGATTCGGTCTGTCTTGTTCTTGTTGCCGTGGGTCAGCTCCTCAATCCTGAAGAACGTCCCGTATTTCTTCTGGAGGTCCATGATGGGCTTCATCACGGCCTGCTTGGCTATGCCTCGCTCGATTCCGACAGATACCGGCTGGTAATCTCTAACTGCTTGGAAGATTTTTGCCGCAGTCTCCTCAACCGTCCAGCGTCCGTGTATAATGTTCTCAACGACCCATCCTTCTGTAGAGACATGGACAACAGCAATTGCCGTGTCGTCGAGCCTGGAGTTTTTGCCTGTTTTCTTTCCAACCTGTTCAAACCCCGCTAAGTCGATGGCTATATAGGTGGATCCGCTCGGCTTGTCGCCAGAGAAGTATTTGACCCAATCCTCTTTGAACATCTCAGACCCTCTAGCCTCGAACGAAGCCAGGAACTCCTGTCTGAAGGCGTATGATGACATACTGCGCTTAGCTATGTCAATCTCCTCTGGGTCCAGCAGAGGGTTGTCATATGATGTGAAGTGCCACGCCTTGTACGTGGGGTCATCGTTCAGCTCGGCGTACTTGAACAGCTCATAGAAGTGGTTTCGGCCCATCGGAGTACCGATAAACAGCGCGTTACCCTTCTGGTCAGCCAGTGCAGGCCGTAGAATCTCCTCGAATACAGAGGGCTTCATGTCGGCGTATTCGTCCAGCACGAGGTACTTCAGAGACACACCACGCATGGTTTCCGGCCTGTCAGCGCCCTTGAGGCTGATTACAGCCCCGTTGATCAGGGTGATCTGGAGGTTATTGATGTGTGAGCTCTTGAC